AGGCCCAGCAACGGCAGCGCCTATCACGGCCCTGCCAATGCCGCCCTTGGTTTCGGTCACCGTCAGATCGTCAGGCGCATCCGATTCGTACCCTGCGACTTCATCAAAACTGTAAATCATGCGTGGGCCTTTATCACCACCGCGGTGCCCAAAGTAAAACAGCCGGTTGACCTTATCGATAGAAACAAAGAGTGCATCGCGGTCAAAGATGGAATCGGTCTCTTTAAATGTTCTGCGGCGGCTTTCCAGTGTAGCCCAGTATTCCGCAAGTGCAACTGTCGGTTGCTTTGCAGCCCGAAATCCCAGTTTTGAAAAGAAGAAACTGCTACATCCGGCGCAGATTAGACCGTCCGCGCTCTTCTCGCGGTTTAGCAGACCCAACTTGCCGCCGCAGACGGGACAGATACTTGCCATGATAACCACCTCACACATATTAAATACTGCATCAGATAGGAGGAAACAATGAACGAAACAGACCGGCAAGGCTACATCGACGCTATTATCAAGCTTCTGGAACGCGCAGACCTGCGGGCGCTGCGCCTGATCTGGATCCACGCAAAAGGCCTTGTAAAATAGAATCAAGGTAGCAAAAGAAGGGAAGCCCTTACGGGTTTCCCTCTTTTTTTTGCAGCTTTTCAGCCATCCGCTCCAAAAGCTTCCAGTCTTCCGGCTCCAGTTCGGCCAGCATCTCAACAAACCGGCGTTTGAAGTCGTCACCCTCGTCCTCCGTGATCTCGGTAAGGAATCTGGTGATCTTCTCCGATCTGGTGATCTGGTTGAACATCTCCCCTTCACCTGTCCGCAGCCACGTCTCGTTGACGTTAAACTCGCGGCAGATATCGGAGATCGTTCGGTCGCTGGGGACTCGCGTGCCGCTTTCGATCATCCACATAAAGTTACGGGACAGACCTACTTGCTCTGCAAACTTCTCTTGCGTAAGGCCTAAGCTCTTGCGGACAAGCGCGATTCGTTCGTTCATTTACTTGCCCTCCTTACGCTTCATATTATAGTGCAAAAATCTAACTATGTCAACTTATTTTTGATAAATTCTCAAAAAAATGCTTGCAAAATCTAACTATGTGTGCTATACTAATCTCACAAGGTTAGCAAACGTAAGCAAACAGGAGGTTTGACATGGGAGATATTTATGATCTCGCAATTCACGCAAGACGCAACCGGGAAGTAGCTGATGTGGACGGCGTTAGTTATGTTGTACCCACAAGGGGTTACAACTGGTTCCACTGGAAGGGATGCCGCTGGTCTGGCCAATGGATTCACGGCGCGGAAGCCGAGACGCATTTCGACACATTACAAGTATACGACAACGGCACATGGCATCCAGTCGTTGCTTTTTCTCACGGTTATATGGGCCCGGCGGCGGACTACACCGTGGCCGGCGTGAAGATGTTTAAGGAGGTCTGAACGATGAAAAAGATTGCAAACAAATCCATTCCACTTTTTCAGCTGGAAGAGAGCCGTTTGGAGAGCAAGTACCGCAGCGAGGGCTTCACGTATATGATCGTCAACGGCTATGAAGTCCGCTGGCCGAGGCGGGAGAACTTCATGGCTGCGCTTGAAGATCGTACAGCGGAGTTCTTTCTCCCCGGTGGGACATGGGAGACACTGGGCGATGAAAGACCGGACTACTAAGACCCCGCCTGATGATGACCCTGTGGCAAGGATCGAAACCACCCGGCAGACAGCCGGGCAAGGTCGCGGGAGCCAACCGCAGAAGGAGATGATAATTTTGGCAAAGACGAAGAAGAACCGCACCGATCTGGCAGCAGAACGGTACAGCATCCCGGCAGATGGGGCACACGCAGCGGATACGCTCATCAACGTGCTGTTCGACGACTTAGAGCCGCAGGACAAGCTGTCCCTGCTCTGGATGGGCATGGGCATGGCAGCGGTACGCAAGAACGACAGCCAGAACAACCATGACGGGGTGGCGTAAGGAGGGCAAAACGGTATGAACAACGACAAAAAGTCCAGCCGCAAGCACGACTGGACTTCTACGGAACTGCATCTGATTGCCTTGTGTATTCAGTGCTTTGCGCTTGCAGTACAGATTGGCGCACTCGTTGCTATCCTAGCAAGGCAATGACGGAAACAATGAGAGATGCACCGCCAAATGCAGCGGAAACAATCGCCACGATAACAGACAAAATGGCAATTCGCTTATTCAACTTATTTTCCTTTGCCTGTTCGCGGTCTTTGATTTCCTGTTTTTTCTGGCTTTCTTCAAACTGCTGGCGCAGCTGCTTCAAATCTTCCGCATACCGCCGCTGTACCTCATACAGTGTAGGCTGCTGCGAGACTTGCGGACTGGAATAATTCACTTTGCTGGCGTTCAGAATGCGCTCTAATTCATCTGTACGCTGGTTCATGGATCCCCGCTGATTCATTTTTTCACCCCCTCCCGCTCAAGTATAGCACAGGAGGGGCAGAGTACAAGGAGGACAAAACAAGACTATGACAGATATCATCTTATCAACCCAGAACGGCGAGCCTGTAGCATCCAGCCGCCAGATCGCTGAGAGTTTCGGCAAGGAGCACAAGCACGTTCTGGATTCCATCAAAAATCTGGTGGCCGAAAATTCGGCTGCCAAATCCATGTTCTACGAGACCACATTCGAGAACCGCGGCAAGCAGTACCCCATGTACCTGATGAACCGTGACGGCTTTACGCTGCTGGCTATGGGCTTTACCGGCAAGGCGGCGCTGGAATGGAAGTTGAAGTACATTGCAGCGTTCAACGCCATGGAGAAGCAGCTGGCACAGCGCCCGCAGCTTTCCCGGGCTGAACTGATGGCACAGGCGCTGATTGCAGCCCACGATGAACTGGAACACAAAGACCGGCAGATCGCGGAACTTACGCCCAAGGGCATCTTTGCAGACGCGGTAAACGCCAGCAAGAAGAGCATCCTTGTGGGCGAGTTGGCAAAGCTGCTGTGCCAGAACAGCGTGCAGATCGGGCAGAACCGGCTGTTTGTCTGGATGCGCGAGCACGGATACCTCATCAGAGACCCCAAGCGCAGCGACTATAATATGCCCACGCAGCGCGCCGTGGAGCAGGGTCTGTTTGAGATCAAGGAGACCACCGTGGTGCACTCCGATGGGCACACCAGCATCAACAAGACTCCCAAGGTGACCGGCAAGGGTCAAATCTACTTTGTGAACCTGTTTTTGAAGCGGTAAAGCCACGGCTGGCAGGCTGCGCGAAGCAGCTTACGGCATACGTCAATTCATAAACATACATTTAAAAGGAGTAAAAAATTATGGCTAAGGCAACTACGAACGAGACCGTTTTTATCAGCATCGAGCGCCCGGTGAAGGGCAGTCTGACCCTGCGCATCGTGGGTGACAGCCCGCTGATCGTCCACGCATGGAGCGAGAAGGCAAAGAAGGAGATGCTGCAGGCGCAGCAGGGCAAGAAGCTGCTCAAGAAGGACAAGGTAGCCAAGAACCCGGACGGCGAGTGCGCCGAGGCGCTGTACTGGCTGGACGGCAAGCCCGATATTGCATACGCCGACTGGACGGAAGAACTGCTGCACCAGTATGGCAAGACTGCACGCTTTGGCTTCCCCGCCTGCGCAGTCAAGGCTGCTGCCATATCTGCCGCGTACCGCATGGGCTTTATGAAGAACAAGGTCACCGGCAACGGCCTGTTTCACATCTTTGGCATGGATGACCCGGAGTTTATCGAGATCAAGACCTTTGACGAGAGCAAGCCAAAGTTTGAGCGCCGCTGTGACGAGGTAAAGATTGGCATGGGCACCTCCGACCTGCGGTATCGCCCGGAGTTCTCCGGCTGGTACGCCGACCTGCGCGTTGAGTTTTTGCAGAACGGCATGATCGACATGGACAGCATCGTGAACATGATCGAGTTGGGCGGTACGATGTGCGGTCTGGGCGAGTGGCGCATCGAGAAGGGCGGTATCAACGGCGCTTTCCATGTTTGCGTGCCGGAAAATAAATAAGTCCTTTTGGCTGGTTCGGCTAGGTTTGGCATGGCATCGTGTGGATCGGTTCGTCTGGGCAAGGCTGGCGTGGCACGGCAATGTATGGTTTGGCACGGCACGGCGATGCTGGGTAAGGCTGGCGAGGTTAGCCGAGGCAAGGCCGGTTATGTTGAGGAATGGCAAGGCTGGTCAGGTTAGGTGAGCCAAGGCGGGTTTTGAAATGGTAAGGTTTGGCTGGCGGGGCAAGGTATGTCCGGGATAGTCGTGTCAAGGCGCGGCTGGTCTGGCGAGGCGCGGCCGGGTGAGGCAAGGAGAGG